GAGCGGCGAAACGGTGGGTACGGGTTTCGCCACGATCCTGTCGAGCATGGCGGATGGCAAGAAGATGCGCGAGGTGAACGGCTATTTGTCGAAGATGGGCATCACCTTGAAATTCTTCGAGAACGGTAAGTTCGTCGGCCCCAAGCAGATGGTGGCGGAACTGGACAAGCTGCGAAAGTTGGATCCGCAAAAGCTGAATGCCGTGCTTAAACACATGACGGGCGGCGGGCAGGATATGCAGATGCTGGCGACGCTGGTCAATGATGGAATCGCGGGCTATGAGGATATGCAGAAACGCATGGCGGAGCAATCCGACCTGACGCGGCGCGTGAACTTGCAGCTGGGCACACTGAAGAATCTGTGGGATGCAGCCAGCGGCACATTTACCAACGCGCTGGCGGCTTTTTCGGAGACGTTTGCGCCGGAATTGAAGGCGATGACGGAATGGTTTGGCAGGCTGGCTGAAGGCATGTTCAATTTCACCAAGAGCCATCCATTGTTGGCGAAGTGGCTGGGGTTGGCGACCGTTGGTTTTGTCACATTGGCGTTGGTGGTGGGTGGATTTGCCATTGTGTTTGCCGGGGTGCTGCGCTATGTCGCGCTGCTGGCAACGATCGGGCCGGGACTAGCGGCGGTGATCGGCGGTATCGCGACGGCGTTCCGCGTGCTCGGTACGGTGATCGCGTTTGTCGGGCGGCTGTTTCTGTTGAACCCGATAGGTTTGGTGGTGACCGCGATCGCGGGGGCCGCTTATCTGATCTACAAGAACTGGGACACACTGAAATCGTGGTTCACCGGGTTCTTCGAGTGGATCGGCACGAAAGCCAAGGCGTTGCAGGATATGTTGCCGGAGTGGATGAGGGAATTCACGCCACACGGGTTAATCATCGGCCAAGTGGCCAAGCTTGCGCCCGCGCAGAACGTCATGGGGCCCTCTGCTCCTGCCGTTGCGGGTGCGCAGCGCGGGCTTGACGCTGGCGGAGAAATAAAAGTTAGCGTGGAAGATAACCGTGTGTCGGTCAGGTCGGTAAAAACAAATGACCCGCGCGTGAATTTTAACGTCCACAACGGCCCGTACATGGCGGGGGCGAACTAATGGCCTGGCGCGATCAATGGCAGACAGCAAGTTTCCGTGGCGTTGGCTTCCGCTTCCGCACGGCATCCGCCGCCCTCGGTAGGCGCAATGTGGTGCATAGCTATCCTGGGCGGGACGATCCTTATGTCGAGGATATGGGGCGCAAGGCGCGCGAGTTCACGCTGGAGGCGTTTGTCATCGGCGCGAACTACATGGCGTGGCGCGACAATCTGGAGGCAGCTTGCGAGGAGCGCGGTCCCGGCGAGCTGGTGCACCCGACGCGCGGCCGCATGCAGGTTGCGGTTCAGGATTGCCGCCCGAGCGAGAGCGTGGATGCGGGCGGGATGGCGAGCTATTCGCTCACGTTCATCGAGGCCGGCGGCAATGCCTTCCCCACGGTGCGCGTGGATACGCAGGCTGCTATCACGGTGGCTGCGGACGATGCGGTGGCGGCAAGCATCACTGACTTCGCGGACAAATTCTCTATCGCTGGTATGCCTTCCTTTGTTGGGGTGCGCGCGCTGGCCAGCGTGAACGCGGCGCTGGATACGGCCTATGGCGCGACGTTGAGAGGCTTTGCCCAGGTCAATGTGTTGCCAGGTATCTATGCTGATCTGAGCACTTTGCAGGGGCAGGCTGAGCAGTGGCTCAGCTTGCCTTCGACGTTGGGCGAGAAGCTTGCCGCCCAGGTTGCAATGATCGGTGATCTGTTTGAGCCGGAGCATGCCTATACGGCGGGCGGTGCGGTGGCTGGATTTTCCGGCACGCAGACGAGCGGCACAGGTACGCCAGCACAAGCGCAGGCCACTCAGAACGATGTGGCTGTCACGGCGCTGATGCAGTGCAGCGGTTTGGTGGTGGCAGCGCGGGCGGCGGGTGAGATCGAGTTTGAGAGCAGCACTGATGCACTGGCGGTGCGCGACAGCCTGGTGGACCGAATTGACGCCGCAGCAGAGACTGCATCGGATGAGGTGTATTTCGCGTTGACCAATCTGCGCGCAGTCCTGGTGCGCGATATCGGCGCGCGGGCGGCCGATCTGGCGCGGCTGATGCAGTACACGCCGGGCGCGACGATGCCTGCCATCGTGCTGGCTTACCGCCTCTATGGCGATGCGGAGCGGGCGGACGAGATCGTGGCGCGCAACCGCGTGCGGCATCCAGGCTTTGTGCCGGGTGGTCAACCACTGGAGGTGCTGAGCAATGGTTGAGATCAAGATCGGCGATCAGGTGTATGGCGGCTGGAAGACGGCGCGCATCGAGCGCGGCATCGAGCAGATCGCGGGCAGTTTTGAGCTGTCTGTTTCCGAGCGTTGGGCGGGGCAGGATGTGCCGAGGCGGATCCGCCGTGGCGAGCGCTGCACGATATTGGCCGACGGCGAGACGGTGATCACCGGCTGGGTGGACGATGTTGCGCCGTCGTTTTCGGCGGATGCGCATGAGTTTCGCGTGATGGGCCGCGATGCAACGGGTGATCTGGTGGATTGTTCCGCGATCTATAAGACGGGGGAATGGTCGGGCGTGAAGTTGGACAGGATCGTGCGCGACTTATGCCTGCCTTTCGGTATCAAGGTGACGGCGGATACCGATATCGGCACGGCTTTCCCTAACCACAAGATATCTGAAGGCGAAGCCGCTTTCGAGTGCATCGAGCGGGCGTGCCGCATGCGTGCTGTGATGCCGGTCTCTGATGGTAAGGGTGGACTGGTGCTGACACGCGCGAAGGATGGCGAGTCGGTCGCGGATCTGATCGAGGGCGTGAACATCCTGTCGGCCAATGGCAATTTCGGCATGAAGGAGCGCCACTCGCGCTACATCGTGAAGGGGCAGGATCGCGGCAGCGATGACGACTTCGATGCGCCGGAAACCCACACGCAGGTGAAGGCAGAGGCAGTCGACGACCAGGTGTTGCGCTACCGGCCGCTGGTGGTTCTGGCTGAAAGCCGTGGACCGCATGCGACCTATAAGGACCGCGCGACATGGGAGCGCAACGTGCGGCGCGGCCGCAGCAGCGTGGCGACTGTGACGGTGCAGGGTTGGCGCAATGCCGCGACCGGCCAGTTGTGGCAGCCGAACACGATGGTGCACCTGGTTTCTTCCTGGCTGGGTGTGGATGCTTATGTGTTGGTGGTGGCGGTTACGTTCACGCTGGATGAAGAACGCGGTTTCGTGAGCGCCCTGCGCTTGTCTAGCCGCAATGCGTTCGACCTGATAGTTGGCAAAAAGACGCCGGGGCTGAAGGGCAAGATCAGAGAGTCCAAGTCCAGGGAGAAATCGCTGGGCACCGATTGGAGCACGTTCTGATGATGGCCACGTTCAACAAACTGATCGACCCGCTGCGCCGCCGTGTGCGCTTGATGATCGGCCGCGCTGTACTTGCTGCGGCAGACGATAGCAAGGGTATCCAGCTGGTGCAGGTGAAGCTGCTCGATGGCGAGGTGGGCGATGGTGTCGAGCGGATGCAGAACTATGGCTACACCTCGGTACCAAAGGTGGGCGCTGAAGGCGTGATGGTGTGCGTCTCCGGGGACCGCACTCACGGGATCGTGGTGGTGATGGATGATCGCCGGTACCGGCTGAAGAATCTGCAACCCGGCGAGGTGGCGCTGTACACCGACGAGGGCGACACCATTGTGATGAAGCGCGGCCGCAAGATCGAGGTGACGGCTGGGGCGGAAATTACGGCGACGGCTCCGGTCGTTAAAGTTGAGGCGAGTACCAAGGTGACTTTAACGACACCGCTGGTGGAGATGACGCAAGACTTGAGCGTGGGCGGTTCGATATCGGTTGTGGGCGATGTGGTCGCAGACGGAATCAGCCTGACGGCTCATGCGCATGGCGGCGTTACGCCTGGTGGCGGTAATACGGGAGTTCCGCTGTGAGCGACATCAAGACTGTTTTCGTTGATATGGAACACGGGGCGGACTTCGCTATAGAGTCGATGCTGCTCGCTCAGGATGATGGCTTGCGCACTGCGCTGATGTTGAGCTTATTCACCGACCGCCGTGCCGGTGACGACGATCTACTGCCTGCTGGCGCAGAGGATCGGCGTGGCGTGTGGATGGATAACTATGCCGAGGTGCCGGGCGACTTGATGGGTAGCCGCTTGTGGCTGCTGCAGCGCGCGAAGCTCTTGCCGGAGACGGTGATCCGTGTGCGCGAGTATTGCGAGGAGGCGTTGGACTGGATGGTGCGTGACGGCGTGGCGAAGTCGGTTCTGGTGACTGCCTGGATCGAGCGCAGAACGCCTTTCGGCGTGATCGGCGCGAACATCGATATCGCGAAACCGGACGGTACGACGACACGATTCAAATTCGAGAAACTCTGGAGCGCGACCTGATGCCTTTCAATAGACCAACTTTGCAGCAACTGATCGACCGCTCGGTGGGTGATATCGAGGCTGGCTTGCCTGGCACCGACGCGAAGCTGCGCCGCACCAACTTGAATGTGCTGGCCAAGGGCATGGCCGCTGTGTCGCACGGCTTGCATGCCTACATCGCATGGCTGGCCAACCAGCCGTTGCCGGATACGGCTGAGGCTGAATACCTGGACCGGCATGCCACGCTGTGGCTTGACCAGCCGCGCAAGCCTGCCGCTGCTGCTGTGGGCGACGTAGATTTCAGTGGGACGAATGGTGTGGTGATCCCGGCCGGCACGTCGCTGGTGCGGGCAGATGCTGCCGAGTTTGTGACTACGGCCGAAGGCACGATTGCAGGTGGTGTGGCGGCGGTTGCTGTAGCGGCGGTTGTTGCGGGCGCGGCTGGCAATTCCTTTGCGGGCATTACGCTGACGCTGACGACTCCGATCGCAGGCATCACCTCCACCGCGACAGTCGCGGCCGATGGATTATCCGGCGGCACCGACACCGAATCCGACTCCGCCCTGCGCGCCCGCGTTCTCGCCCGCATTAAAGAGCCGCCCCACGGCGGTGCCGCATTCGACTACGAGACCTGGGCGTTGGAAGTGCCAGGCGTCACCCGCGCCTGGGTGTACCCGCTCGAACTCGGCCCCGGCACTGTCACCGTGCGCTTCGTGCGCGATGACGACGCCAGCATCATCCCGGACGCGGGCGAGGTGGACACCGTGCAGGCTTACATCGATGCGCTGCGTCCGGTGACAGCACAAGTCACCGTGGTTGCGCCCGTCGCGGTGCCGCTGGATATCACCATCGCGCTGACCCCGGCCACCGCATCGGTCAAAGCCGCTGTCGAAGCCGAGCTGACCGACCTGATCCGCCGCGAAGCCGAGCCGGGCGGCACCATCCTGCGCTCACACATCCGCGAGGCCATCAGCATCGCCACCGGCGAAACCGACCACACGCTGACCGTGCCCGCCGCTGATGTGACGCACACCACCGGCCAGATGGCCACGATGGGGACCATCACATGGGCATGACGCCGGCAGATTACCTGAGCCAGCTGCAGGCGCTGCTGCCGCAGGGGCCTGCGTGGGCGCGCGATCCGGATGCGGTGCTCACCCGCCTGCTGGCAGCGCTGAGCGAGGAATTCGCCCGCATCGATGCGCGCGCTGGCCAAGTGATCGACGAGGCAGATCCGCGCAACACCACCGAGCTGCTGGTGGACTGGGAACGCGTCGCGGGCTTGTCCGCGCTGTCTCCGCTGGATGGCAGCCTGCTCTCCACCGATCAGCGGCGCGCCAATCTGGTCTCGCGCATCACCGAGCGCGGCGGGCAATCGCGCGCCTATTTCATCGCCCGCGCCCTGGCGCTCGGCTACGTCATCACTATCACAGAGTTCAGTGAATGGAGTGTGACCGACGACGTTGATGCAAGCTTGAGCGGGGTGGAGTGGAATTTTGCCTGGCGCATCAACGCGCCATTGA